TTAAAAAACAAATTCTCGCCCCACATAAGCTTCATATTTGCTCTGTTCATTTTCAATTATTTTAGGTGTGACATGTGAATAAATATTAGAAGTAATTTCTATACTTTTATGCCCCAATCTTTCCTGGATATATTTCATTTCTACTCCAGCTTCTAAAAGAAGAACAGCATGAGTATGTCTTAATCCATGAACAGGAATTTTAGGTACTTCAGCATTTTTTAAAATACGATCTAAAACGTTTTTTAATGTGGAATGTGGTATCGGTTTTCCTGAAGTTGTGAACACAAAATCAAAGGTTTTATCATACTTAGCGCCAAGTTTTAGTTTACATTCATTTTGATATGTTTTAAATGTTTTAAGCACAGAGACAAGTCTATCCGAAATAGTAATTGAACGCACAGAATCATAAGTTTTCGTTTTGCCTATTAAGTCCTTACTGTTCTTTTGTCCTGTAGGAGTATAAGCATGATAATTTATAGTTCTATCAATGTGAATCATTTTGTTATCTAAATCAATATTTGTATCCCACTCTAATGCTGTCGCTTCACCTTTACGCATACCAGATTCCACCAAGGTATAAATTAATGTATAGTACAGAATTTTATCTTTATGGGCCGCATTCAATAATTTTGATACTTGTTCTTTTGTTAAATAGTTTCCTTTTTTTGAATGCTGATTGAAACGATCCGCAGCAATTAGAATTCTGTTCGTGAAATCTTTGTAGATCATTTCTAAATCTATAGCACGTTTTATCGCATTTGACATTGTTGAGTGAATAATTTCTACTGTTCGTTTGGAATAACCTTTGTTTATAAGGTGATTAATAAATTTTTGGTATTCGATTTTATTCATATCCGCTAATTTGATGTTTTGAAAATACGGAATGATGTGCTGATTAATATTTCTTTTATTGAGAAGATAAGTGCTTTGCCCCACTTTTCCTTTTTTATAAGTTTCTAACCACTCAATTAAATATTCACTTAATAGAATTTTTTTTCCGTCCGCAGCCATCCCGTGAAATAATTGGCGCTCTCGTTCATTAGCATGAAAGGTAGCTTCTTTTTTTGAATCAAATCCACCTTTACTAATTTCTCTTTTCTTACCTGTAGTTTTATCGACATATCGGATTCGATATTCCCATTTTTTGCCCCGTTTTCTGAAAGTTGCCATATGATATCCTCCTTTATATTTATGACATATCGTCTAATGTGGGATATGTCACTGTCGAACTTAATTAGAATAATATCATGACAACCTAATTAATGTAAAAATAAAAAAAGAGAGGAATACTCCCCTCTCTCCTTCAAATTGTAAAAGGAAGAAAATTTTACAATTTGAAATTGGAAATGATTTCTTTTATGATGAAATCAAATCATAATATTTCATTATTTTCACCAAGGAAACGCACATAATAATCTAGTTGCTTACAGAAGTTTTTTCTTTGATGTTCAGATAACACCCCATATGTTTTCTGAACGCCGAGTAACGTATTATGTAACATTTCATCAACCGAAGTATCAATGCGTCCTGTAAGTACATCTAGCGTCACATTGAAATAGGAAGCGAGGCGAAATAATGTAGTGAGATCAGGCTCAGAAAAACCATTTTCGTAATTATTTATTTGGCTTCTGCTGAGGTTTAGTTCGTGAGCTAAATCTTCTTGCCTTAACGAACGACTTTTTCTTAACGATTTTAAAGTTTCACTAAATGTCTTCATAGTACAAGTATAATTATATACATATTGATATACTATAAATGATAGATTTATTGTCATTTATAGTATATTGATAGTAAATCTATTTTCATTCTGAAATAATATAGAACAAAAGTTCGGTTTTGTGATAAAATATGCATATGAGGTCTTAATACGTTCCATGCAACATTGCATATTTTATTTTTACACCAATTGAGAAACGTTGATACAAAGTCATTTTTTAACTTTCTCAATATTTATCAGATAACTCTACGACTGAATTTTGGGAAAAATGTGGTATTATGAAAACATTAAAATAAACGGAACGAAAAAAAGACTCACAGCGTGTACAAGTAGTGCAGCGAACACTCTTGTACCGTTCGCCCGACTCACAAGGGGAACATCTGCCATAAGTCTCTTTTCGGTTACTTCACGAGTAACACTTACATTATAACATGCCGATATTACTAAATCATTACTATGGTATTAAATTCCTATTTTTAAAGTTGAGAAAAGAGCGAAGCGTCTTTGTTCCAAAAGGGAGGAACAAAAAAGTGTGGAAGGTTTTAAATGTTCTTGAAGGGGAATTGTATGTAGCTGGATTTAAGAAGAAGCAGTTAGCTGATTATTGGGGAGTGAAGCCTGCTACTGTGACCAAAGTTTTTAAAGGAGCTAACGATATTAGTTTCGGATATCTTTCGAAGACGCTTATTTTATTAAAGAAGAGTATGTTTTCACAAGCGAAAGTTGTTACTGATTATATCCTAAATACAGATCCTAAACCTGAAAATTTAAGAGAAGCTATGGAAGACTTAGCTATCAGAGGGAAATTCGATTTATTGAAGGTAGTTATAGAACAAGAGATTAATTCTGACGTCACTGAAAATAAAGAGTTTGCTGAAGTATATGAAATTATTTATAGAAGATATCATGAAGGCTTAAAAGCTTCAGCTTATTTCAAATTATTACGCCAAAAAAACAAAAACGTTAAAACAATCGAAATGGAAGTTCTGACAGAAATCTTATTATGTCAGGCTCAATATCAATCCGGAAATTATAAAACGTTATATGAAAGACTGAAGTCGGTTAATGAAAAAATAAATGACATAACAAATAAATTTATAAAAGAATGTTTGTTGTTAAGATATAAAGAAGCTATAGCAGTAACTTCTTTACAAGGCGGGGAAGTAGTTGAGTCTCGTTCAAAGTGTCAAGAAATACTCTCTGATTTAGAATGGGATGGATACTTCTCACTTCCCAAGTTAAATGCATATTTAAAAATTGGAGAATCATTGATATTTGAACCTGAAAAATACGAAAGCGCTAAACATTATTTAGAAACGACATTAGAATTATTAGGAGAACCTTCTTGTAAAGGTTTAAAAATCAAATGGGAACTCATCCAACAAACCATATCGTTCTTGAAAATTCATTATCAAAGAGATTTGGATACACTAGAGTTTGTACATCCAAGCGAAAATGCATACTCAAAGATACTTGAAGGTGATATTTTAGGCGCTAAAAAAATTTTATTAGACTTAAAAGAGAAAAATGGAGAATGGACAGATATCCAAACGACATACTACGCTCTTACATGTGAAGGGGAAGAGAAGGAACATCTACTACGAAAGTCCTTATTGATGTGCCAAAAGTCTGGTAATATCCATTATTCGCAATTACCTAAAATTTACTTGGGTTTACTATGAAAAAATGGTATAATTATCTTCGAAAGAAGAGGTGAAAGCATTGAAAAAAATATTAGCTTTATTACCAATTTTATTAGTAGCAGGGTTGTTCACTTTTTCTACTGATAACCAGCAAACAGTTAACAAACAAGAGGCATCTAATCCTGTCGTTCAACGCATGATGACGGACCCGGGTGGCGGCTGGTAAAAATTACCAGTTGAGTTGTTTCGTTTAATTAAATATAAATCAAAAATGACATCGTCTTAACTGGCGGTGTCATTCGTATTTTACGGATAAATTTCCTTTTTGGGGAAAGAGGTAAAAAAGTAATTAATTCCAAAAATATACAAAAGGGATGTAGGGGGAATTAGGAATGACGAAAGAGCAATTAGTGAGAATAGCTGCGAAATTAGGTTTACAACAGGGGAATCCAAAGGCGGAGGACATTTTAAAGATCGTCCTTGACGAATCATATAAAGATAAACCAAATACATAAAAAAGAAGACTGCCGTATGAGGTAGTCTTCTTTGATTAGTTATTTTTTTTATTTTGCATGTAAGTAACATACATTTCTAATTGTTCCCAAGCTTTCTTTCGCTCATCCTCTGGAAGACTCTCAATTAATGACATGATATTCTTTCCTTCTTCAGAGACAACTTTGTCTTCTTCTTCATTTAGTTCAGGGTCTTCCGATCTCCCTAACAAATAATCTGTAGTTACATTAAATACTTCTGAAAACTTTGTGGTTACTTCTCTTGAAGGTTGTTTTTTTCCAGATTCAACTTTTGAAACGAATGACTCGCTGACATCAACCTTTTCACCTAATTCTCTCTGAGACCATTTTTTATCTTTCCTTAGTTCTTTTATCCTAATGGATAGTATAGGTAACATAATTTATTCCCCTTTTTTAAAATGCTATTCCATGTGTATTATTTAATGGTTTTGTTTTATGTCAATTATAATATATATTCTACATAAAACTTGACCACTAGTCCATTTCTTGTTTTAAAAAATAAAAATTAAATAAATACTTGACCATAGGTCATGTTGGGTGTACAATGAAAATGTAATCGAGAGGTGAAACCGATGAAAATAAAAGGGAATTACATTAAAGAACTTCGCACGAGTAAAAAACTTACGCAAAAACAACTTGCTGAACTATCACAAATCAGTGAGAGTATGGTTTCGAAGATAGAATTAGGTGTTAAATCAGCTAAGATTGAAACATTAAAAAAAATAGCAAACGCTTTATCAACAACAATGGATGACTTAGTAGGATGAGGTCATTTTTTAAATATCACAAACTTGACCTAAGGTCATTGTAGGTAAGCTTTACTTGACCGCAAGATAATAAAGGAGGAAAGAAAATGAATCAATTACAAGTTGTGCAACATCCAGTTAGCAAGTTGGTCTTTATGAAAGAAAATGAAGTGATAACTGACAGCTTAACACTAGCTGAAGTTTTAGGGAAACGTCATTCAGATGTATTAAGAGACATCAGAAAACATGTAGAAAAACTTAATGATGCTGGAGAAATTGAATTTAACCAACGCAACATTGCGCCGGTTGGATACTACGACGCTAAGAAAGAGTGGAGATCAAAATACGATCTAACAGAAGACGGATTTGCAATGATAATGATGTCTTATACAACAATTGAAGCGATGAAAATGAAAGTTAAATTCTTAGAAGAGTTTAAACGAATGAAAGAACATATTCAAAAACAGCAGCAACCTTCCGTTGAAGATTCAATCATTTACAGTATGACTGAACTTAAACAAATAAAATCACGACAGGATCATACAGAAGAAGAAATGAACAAAATGAAACTTCTAGTAGATAACGAACTATGGCTTACTGAGCAAAACAAGGGAGCTGTGCAGCGAAAAGTAAAACAACGTGTTTTTGAACTTAAAAAAGAAGGTTATGACAATGCATCGTATCAAGGAATCTATGGTGCACTAAAAAGGCACTTTGGTGTAGCTAAATACGATAAAATCCCAAGGAAATATTATCAAAATGCTATGAGGTTTATTGCAGGATGGTATCCGCCAGAAAGACCTAGTGCATTAGATGATTATATTTCTTAACAGCTAAAATTCAATTTTACAGAAAAGGAGATATGAAAATGATTAGTGTTCAAGTCGATGAAAAAGAAGTGAGAAATCTTTATCTAGCAGAAATCTCGGAAAAGGTTAAAAAAATCGATGCTGAGTTAGTATATTGGGACGCTAACGAATTAAAACGAAGAACTTGTATGGGATGGAATACCATTCAAAAAACATTCTTTTTTGATCCTAGATTTCCGAAACACAAAGTAGGGGGGAAATGGTATTTCCCAGCTCAACAAGTGAAAGAGTTCTTGTTGCAATGGATATCTGAACAATAAGGAGGTGATCTAGTGGAAGATACAACGTCATTAGTCATATTTGCAATATTAATCGCATGTGGTTCATGGTTGCTTTACATCACTTACGAGCCAATAAAACAATGGGCTTGGAGTGATGTGAAACAAAATAAAAAGACCCATGGCAGTGGGTCCTTTCGAAAAAACAAGTTGCTATAAGTATACCACGGAAAGTAGGGAAATAGTACATGCATTCAATTGAATATCAAGTGCTATTACCTAAAAAGTTCTGGGACTTAGCAAAAAGTAAATATGAATTAAAGCGAATGATTGAACAGTATTTCAAAGTTGGTTATCCGCATTATGAAATTCAACGAATTATTAAAAGTGGACAAGCATATGTGGCGGTTTGTACAAGGAGGTAAATAAATTGTCAGAAGTTAAATGGATCAAGTTAACTACAAACATGTTTGAGGATGAAAAAATAAAATTAATTGAAAGCATGCCTGAAGCGGACACTTTACTCATTATTTGGATTAAATTACTTGCTCAAGCTGGAAAAACGAACGCTAACGGATACATCTTTTTAAATGAAAACATTCCTTATACAGAAGAAATGCTAGCTACTATTTTTAATAGACCATTGCAAACCGTACGTTATGCTCTACAAACGTTTAACCAATTTGGGATGATCGAGATTGATGATAAACAATTTATTAGTATATCGAATTGGGGTAAACATCAGAGTTTAACAGGTCTAGATAAGATTCGAGAAGATACAAAGAAACGTGTAGCGGCACATCGAGAACGAAAAAAACAAGCGCTGTTAACTGGTGGTAACGATTGTAACGTTACAGGTAACAGTAATGAAACGGACAAAGAAGAAGAATTAGAAAAAGAATTAGAATTAGAAAAAGATATTAATAAATATATTGTCGAGATAGTAACCTATCTCAACCAAACTTGTAATACTTCGTATCGAGTATCAACCAAGAAAACTAGAGATTTAATTAAAGCTCGGTTTAATCAAGGTTTTAATATGGATGATTTCAAAAAAGTAATTGATATCAAAGCCTCACATTGGATTGAAAATGAAGAATACAACCAATACTTAAGACCTTCTACTTTATTTGGGAATAAATTTGAAGAGTATTTAAATCAACAACCTAAAAAAGGAGTGAAAAAACGTGTCGGAATCAATCGAAAGAGTGATGACTCGGATAGTGAATACATCGGCTTGTAGTGAAGAAACAAAAGGGTATACATGCGAACACTGTAATAAATATATTTCCGCAATCACTGTAGAAGTTCCGCAGTTACGTATTAAAAATAAAATACTTCCTACATGTGAGTGTGTTGTAGAACGTGAAGAAGCAAAAATACGTGAAGCTCAAAACTTTGCTAAGAAACGAGAAATAGAAAAGCTGTTCAGTATCAGTAATTTAGGAGAAAGATTCTCGAAAAGTACATTTGAATCATTTCTAGATAGAAACGGATCAGAGACAGCTTATAAAGTCGCAGTGAAATACGTGAAGACATTTAAAGAATGGAACGGAGAATCGTTAATGCTTTGGGGAGATCCTGGTAATGGCAAAACACACTTAGCAGCCGCAATTGTTAATGAACTTTCTCAAAAAGGATACATTGTAGTATTTCAAAGTGTTCCAGAGCTATTACAACGTATTCGCAGTACGTTTAACAGTGAAAATAAAGAGAACGAAACGCAGATTATGAGAGCTCTTTTAGAATGCGACTTACTTATATTAGATGATATCGGAGCGGAAAAAACTACGGAATGGGTAGAAGAAAAATTGTTCAATATTATTGATGGTCGTTATAGAAAAGAACTTCCTACTTTATATACAAGTAATTTAGAACCAAAAGAGCTGAAAAACCAAGTTGGAAAACGTTCATATGACCGAATGGTTGAAACAAGTCTAACTGTAAAAAATGAAGCCGCTAGTTATAGAAGAGAGATAGCGAAGCAACGTTTACAAAGGTTTATAGAAGCATAAAAAGGAGGAAAAAGCATGTGTGTATTATGTCATGATACAGGAATTATTCGTAAAGAAACTTATCCAGGTGTGATTGAAACGAAAGGTTGTAATTGTGAAGTAGCAATACAGCAGCAAGAAGAAAATGATAAGCGTTGGCAAGCATGGTTAATCAAATTTGAATCAATGAAACAAGAGTTGCAACGAAATCAACAACAAAAAGTAAGTTAACAAAGGGGAGAAAGATATGAAAAACACAGGTGTTGCAAGAAAAGTGGACGAGCTAGGGCGTGTGGTAATTCCAGTAGAGTTACGCAGAACTTTAGGGATTGCTGAAGGTACAGCATTAGGCTTTCATGTTGAAGGGGAAAACATTGTTTTAAGAAAACAGGATAAGTCATGCTTTGTTACGGGTAAAGTACCTGATTCCAACATCGAATTGTTAGGTGGCCGAATGTTTTTGAGTAAGGAAGGGGCACTTGAGTTACTCAACTCTCTTGAAAAGAGTGTGAAGGAACATGGCTAAACAATTGAATATTTTCGATGTTGAGCCAGCAATTTGTGAATTTGATGTAATGAAAGCAAATGTGAAAAGAGGAATGGGACGAGTTACATATGCAGATGTACGTGTCCAAGTTCCAAAGAATGCAAAGTGTACGGATGAGTTACCACGTACAACTAAACAAGATGATCGTTATGACATCTTTGAACAGTATGTAATGGCAATTTGGAGATTCCAGCGAGCTGTAGATAAGTTTTTTAATTGGGATACAGCTGAAGAATTGTGTAAGGCAGCAAGGGATAAAAAAGAAATAATTCCGGTACGGATTTACTTAGGAAGTGGATTCAAACCTGATGTTGTCGAGTACATGCGGTAGTAAAAAGGGAGAGGGACATATGAAAAAAATAGAAATTGATGTTAGCAGCAACAAACTTTTAATAGTGAAGGATGGAAATGTAACGGCAGTAAATCCACCAATGAGCGGATTCGGTGAGCAAGTTGCAGTTTGGGTAAACGGTAAAGTTGATCGTGTGGATACTAAGTTTACTGAAAAGATAAAATAATCATTTTTAGAAAGTAGGTTCGCTTATGAGTGTAGCAAGAAATCATGAAGTGATGAAGGAATCACGTTTAAAAATATACATCGCTTTAGAAGAAGCTAACTTCATTTGGGATGAAAGAGATGTAGTACGTTTTCGTGAAATGTGGAGTCAAGGTATGAGCTTACCGAAGATGGCCAAAGCGTTAAGGAGACACCAAGCGGAAGTTGCGCTTCTTGTAATAGATCAAGCGGATAAGTATTTAATTGAAAATCGTCCGATAGGATTAGGGATTTGCTAAATAGGAAGGGGAAATCAAAATGAAAGCAATGAAAAACAGCGTTATGGAAGTAACTAAATTAATCAGTAAATCAAAGGAAGGACAAGCCTTTATGAGCAACAATCAAATTTGTGAATTAGATCAATATCAAGAAGCGGCATTACGTACATGGAATACAAATCAGGATTTTGGTGGACGTGTTTTAAATGCAGCATTAGGGCTTTCGGGAGAATCTGGTGAGGTTGCTGATATTGTAAAAAAAGCTATTTTTCATGGTCATGGATTTGATCCAGCTCATTGTCCAGGAGAAGAAGAAGGGAATACGCATAAAATCGCTTTAGAGCTGGGAGATATCTTGTACTACATTTCGATCATGTCTCACGAAATGGGATATACCTTAGAAGATATCGCTCAAATGAATATCGAAAAATTAGCTAAAAGATATCCAGATGGTTTTAGTAGAGAAGCAAGTCAAGCACGTATAGATTTGAAGTGAAGTTTGTAATGAAAAGAGCCATGAGTTGTGAAGGCTCATGGCTCATTGTATAAGGGTAAAGTCGTAATGACTTTATAAATAAATAATATCATGATTATTCAAAAAAATGCAATAAAAGTAAATTAAATGGTATAAAATTTGAATTTTGTACAAAAACGGAGGGGAATAGAATGGTGAGAAGTTTAGATTGGGGCGGATTGAAAAGTAATTGGGAAGCTTTTAAAGAGTTCGTTCAAAGAGAAGGA